CTTGATGGAGACGAAGAACTTACTATCAGAACCGAACTTGTCGGTGGCATGGGTAAGTATGGTAGGCTTCTTGGTTGGTTATACGTTGGCGATGATGAAGTATCACTCAACGAAAAAATGATTACTGAAGGATATGCTTGGGCATATGATGGAGGTACAAAACAAAAGAATTTCGAGGAACTACGCGAAATTCGTAGATCATTAGGCACACTATTGGAGGGTTAAAAATGTCTTGTGGAGATCACGAAAAAATGAATCCTGTTGTACATGTTTTATACCATATAAAAGAATGGGATAAAAAAATGGCACAGAGATTTCAAGATAAGTTCGGTCTAACCGATTATCAAATGAAATGTATTTCCTTTGCTAAAGGATTTATTATTGGAGCAATTTTACTGTAATGAGAGAACAACTACTTAAAGCACTTCTTGCACACGCACAAGGAGATATTCAAAAACACGTTGCAAACGTAGAAGTATATCTTACAAACCCTGCAGGAATTGGTGAACACTCTAATATTGTAGAAGCGATAGAACAAGAATTAAATGAGATCGCTAAGTATCAAGATCAGATTGATGTGATACAAAAATACTTCATGAAAAAAAGTGACAAGTCTAACGGCTGAAGTATCTAATTATATTAGAAAAGAATTAAAAAGTTTTCCAGATGTCAGACCTTTGGAGAACAAATATCCTATTGTTGAAAACGATAAGGTATTCATTATGAATGAGATGCATCAAAGTAAAAAACTTAGAAAGATGCATTTAGAAATTGGGTATACGGATAACATTGAAGTGATGCATTGTGTATTGTATCCCTCAGTAGATTATCCTATACCCATTTTTGGTGCTGATATTGTAGCAACACCAAAAGTAATCACTGCTGCAATCATAGATATAACTCCTGTATTTGGAACAGAAAGACTTATAGAATTATATAAAGATATATCATTCAAATATAAATTTGAAGAGAATAGAATTTTACCACAATGGGGTGAAGAGGTATTTTCAGAAGGATGTAAATTTGTTCGTATTAAGACTGAAAAAGAAAAACAGATGTATTTGGATATGATTAAGGACTCACTTTATCTTTACAGAGGTATAGTAGAAAACGCAGTGTTTGATATGCAATGGATAAATACTATGAAAAGGATTGATGACCAATGCTGGTACTGCACATCTCAAAGAAAAAATACAAAGACAAAAGCAGTTCTAAGTCAATGGTTCGACCCAGAATGGGCAGATAACTACATCAATGATATTCTATTTGATAAACCAAAATGGCAAGCACTGAGCAATACTTAGGTAATCCTAATCTTAAAAGAGCAAATGTTTCTCAGCAATTTAGTAAAAAACAAATTGCAGAGGTAATACGTTGCTCTGAAGATCCTGTTTACTTTATTAAGAATTACATTAAAATTGTATCCCTAGATAAAGGTTTGATTCCATTTGACATGTATCATTTCCAAGAGGAGATGGTATCAAAGTTTCATGACCATAGATTTAACATAGCTAAGTTACCACGTCAGTCTGGTAAATCCACTATTGTTACTTCATATCTTTTATGGTATGTTTTATTCAATCCTAATGTTAACGTAGCAATTCTTGCAAACAAAGCAGCAACTGCTCGTGAAATGCTACAACGTTTACAACTATCATATGAAAGTCTCCCCAAATACCTCCAACAAGGAATCCTCCAATGGAACAGAGGCTCTCTGGAACTTGAAAACGGCAGTAAAATCATGGCTGCTTCTACTTCCGCTTCTGCTGTCAGGGGTATGTCGTTTAATATTATATTTTTGGATGAATTCGCGTTCATTCCAAATCATATCGCTGATCAGTTTTTTAGTTCTGTCTATCCAACTATTTCCTCAGGTAAATCTACAAAAGTTATTATCATATCTACTCCTCACGGAATGAATATGTTCTACAAACTCTGGCATGATGCAGAGCGTGGAACGAATGAATATATTCCTACAGAAGTTCACTGGTCTGAAGTACCAGGTCGTGATGAGGTATGGAAAGAACAAACTATTAAAAACACATCAGAACAACAGTTTAGAGTTGAGTTTGAGTGTGAATTTTTAGGATCTGTAGATACTTTGATAAGTCCTAGTAAATTAAGAACTATGCCATATGATGAACCTATTATGCAAAAAAGAGGTTTAGCAGTATTTGAAAATAGACAAGATGATCATAATTATATTATTAGTGTTGATGTAGCACGAGGTATTGGAAATGATTATTCCGCATTCGTGGTATTTGACACAACAACATTACCATATAAAATGGTAGCACGTTATAGAAATAATGAAATAAAACCAATCGTTCTTCCAAATATAATAATTGAGGTAGCAAAAAATTATAATAACGCATATGTTATATGTGAAGTAAATGATATTGGTGGTCAAGTTGCGGATATTATTCAGTTTGATTTAGAGTATGAAAACTTATTAATGGTAGCTATGCGTGGTAGAGCAGGTCAACAATTAGGTCAGGGATTCTCAGGTAAGAAAACTCAACTTGGTGTAAAGATGTCCACTGCTGTAAAACAAGTTGGATGTTCAAATTTAAAAGCATTACTAGAAGAAGATAAACTTATAATTCCTGATTATGACACTATTGCAGAACTAACTACCTTTATTCAAAAAGGTCAATCATTTGCAGCAGAAGAGGGTTGTAATGATGACCTTGCTATGTGTCTTGTTATATTTGCTTGGATGGCAATGCAACAATATTTTAAAGAGATGCATGACAATGATGTAAGACAACGCATATATGATGATCAAAGAGAATCTATAGAACAAGACATGTCACCATTCGGATTTATAGATGACGGAATGGATGATGAATATGTTGCAGATGCTCAAGGAGATCTTTGGAAAGTCGCGGAATATGGGGATAAATCCTACATGTGGGAGTTTAGGTGACGTTTCAAAAATATAAATAATCTTAGACAAACATTGCTGAGCCGACACTAGGAGAATTTTAAACATGGCAGCCAATCAATTATCGCCAGGTGTAGTTGTACAAGAAAGAGATCTTACAACTATCACAACTGCATCAACCGCCAATGTCGGTCTGATGGCAGCACCTTTTGAACTAGGTCCCGTTGAACAAATCATTGAGATTGGTTCTGAGAGGGAATTAGTTGATCAATTTGGTAAACCAAATGACTACAACTATGAATACTGGTATTCTGCATCCCAGTTTCTTTCATATGGTGGCGTTCTAAAAACCGTTCGCGTTGACTCTACAACTTTAAAAAACGGTGTATCTAACGGAACTGCAGTAAAGATCAAGAATCTTGATAACTACGAACAAACATATGAAGATGCTACTAACGCATGGTTCTATGGTGCTAGAACAGCAGGTACAAAAGGTAACTCAATCGGTATCTTTGTAACTGACTCTGGTGCTGATCAAATCGCTATTCTACCTGCTCCTGGTTCTGGTAACGAGTGGAACTTTGTTGCTGATGAAGCACTTTCCGCTTCTTCTGGTGCTGCTGGTAAAGTATTTAAGTATAGTGTAGTTCTAACAGTTGATACTATTGTTGGTGACTTTACTCCTGGTACTTCTACTACAATCGCTATCGGTGGATCTAATGAAACTATCGATGTCCTTGCTTGGGATCCTGCTAATAAAAAATTAGAAATCGGTATTCCTAGTGCAGGTGTTACTGGTATCATTGCTGATGATCAAGTAGTTACACAAGGATCAAATACTGCTGCAGTCAATGTAGGAATTGAAAGACGTTTATATATTGCTAAGAATAAGTCAAGTGTTGACTTTGCACCTGCTGATAGTCTACAAGATACAAACTCTAACGCTGTTGCAGTTAGTGCAGTTCGTGTTGACTATGCAGAGCGTGAGTATCTACCTGGTTCTAAGTGGATCAATGTTGCTGCTCGTCCAGAAACTTCTTTATATGCCAGTAACGCTGGTGGATTCAGAGATGAAGTTCATGTTTTAGTTGTTGATATTGACGGAAAGATCACTGGTACAACTGGTGCACTTCTTGAGCGTTTCGTTGGTTTATCTAAAGCATCTGACGCTAAAACTTCTGTAGGAGAAACAAATTACTATAAAGAAGTAATCAAACAGAAGTCCGAGTATATCTACTGGGGTAAGCATGAAACAGGAGTATTCAATGCTACTTCTACTGCTTCAGATGGTAACTGGGGTCAAACTGCTGCTTCTAGACAGTTTAACTTACTTCGTTCATCTACTGGTTCTACTGATTATCCTGCAGGCAGAACAACTGTTGCATCTAAGAATAACTCTACATTCTACTACAGATTAAGTGGTGGAGTTGATTATGCAACATCTGGAACTGATTACTCAATCACTAATTCATCTCTTGCTACAGCATATGAGTTAGCACAAGATCCTGAGTCACAAACTCTTGATTTCATTATCACTGGTCCTGCTGGTGCTGATGATGCTGCTGCAATCGCTAAAGTAACTTCTCTTGTTAACATTGCTGAAGAGAGAAGAGATTGTATGGTATTTGTTTCACCTCGTCGTGCAAACGTAATTGGTGTTTCTAATACTGCTACAGCAACAGAAAACATTGTTACTTTCTTTGAGCAACTACCAAGTTCTTCTTACATGGTATTTGATTCTGGATACAAGTACATCTACGATAAGTATAACGATGTATACAGATACGTTCCATGTAACGCAGACGTTGCAGGTTTATGCTTACAGTCATCAGAAGTTTCAGAACCATGGTTCTCACCTGCTGGTTTCCAACGCGGTGTTCTAAGAAATGCAATCAAACTAGCATATACACCAACTAAGACACAAAGAGATCGTCTATACGGAAATAGAATCAACCCTGTTGTTTCCTTCCCTGGTCAAGGTGTAGTATTATTCGGTGACAAGACTGCTCTTGGATTTGCAAGTGCATTTGACAGAATTAACGTCCGTCGTTTATTCCTAACAATCGAAAGAGTTATCTCTGGTGCTGCTAAAGCACAACTCTTTGAGCAAAACGATGATGCACAAAGATCTCTCTTCCTCAACATTGTTGAACCATACATGAGAGATGTTCAAGGTCGTCGTGGAGTTACAGACTTCTTAGTTAAGTGTGATGCATCCAATAACCCTCCTGAGGCAGTTGATCGTGGAGAATTCTTCGCAGAAGTATTCGTGAAACCAACACGCACAATTAACTACATCACATTAACATTCGTTGCAACAAGATCTGGAGTATCATTCAGCGAAGTCGCAAGTTAATAAATACGATTGAGACCTCTCGTGCGGTCTCTACAATCGGAACAACCCAAAGACCTCCGCGTTTACGGAGGTTTTTTTATGCTTGAAAATATTAATAAGTCTAAATATAAAGGAGACGGAACAACACTTTAAAAAAAATGGCAAAAAGAGGAACTATTGATGATTTTAAGGCTAATGTAGCCTCGGATTTTGCGAGACCTAATCTATTCCAAGTTGACCTTGCTTTCCCCTCAGGAATTCTACAAAACGCTGATCTTGTGAATCTTGGTAAGTTTACTGTTCGTGCAGCAAACCTCCCTTCATCTCAGATTGGTGTGATAGAAGTTCCTTTCAGAGGAAGAACACTAAAGATTGCAGGTGACAGAACATTTGAACCTTGGACAATCACTATTATGAATGATAGTGGATTTGGATTACGCTCTGCATTTGAACTTTGGGCATCAAGTATTCAAGCATATAATGAGAACTTTACATCTGCTGCAGGTCTTGGAGACACTGATGATGCTACTGGATATTTCGCGGACATGAAAGTCCATCAGTTAGCAAGAGATGTTAAGACAGGAGACAAACCAAAAATTCTCAAGTCTTACAAGTTCTATAACATATTCCCAAGTGCAATCGCTGCTATTGATCTTGACTATGGTAATAACGATGCCATTGAAGAGTTCACTGTAGAGATGCAGGTTCAGTACTGGACTCCTCTAACAAAGGCAACTGACGACTGATATAAATAAAAATAAGACCAATACATTTAAAATATAATGTCTCAGCTCTTCGGTTTTTCACTTGAGCGAGCGAAGAAGGTCCCGAAAGGACCTTCTTTTGTTCAAAAAGATAATATGGATGGCTCGCAACCTATCGTAGGTGGCGGGTACTATGGATATTCCGTTGACTTTGATGGAACTGTCAGAAATGATTTTGAACTCATCACTCGTTATAGAGAGATGGTGCTTCAACCAGAGTGTGATAGTGCAGTTGACGATGTAGTTAACGAAACTATTTGCGGTAACTTTGATGATGTTCCAGTTGAAGTAGAATTATCTAACCTAAAAGAATCAGAAAAGATCAAGAAATTAATTAGAGAAGAATTTCAAGAAGTTCTTCGTCTACTTGATTTTGATAATCGTTCATACGAAATCTTTCGTAGATGGTATGTCGATGGAAGACTTTTCTACCATAAAGTAATAGATCCAGATAATCCTAAAAATGGTTTATTGGAATTACGCTATATCGATCCTCGTAAGATCAGGAAAGTTACTGAATACGATCAGAAACGTCCAGAACAATTACGCGGTTTAGATTTGAATACTCAACTCACTCAAAAAAGTGCGGAGTATTTCCTATATAATCCTAAGGGATTAAAAAACTCTACTAATCAGGGTATGAAAATTGCTGCTGATTCAGTAACTTATTGTCATTCTGGTATACAGGATCTCAATAAGAATATGACATTAAGTCATTTACATAAAGCAATCAAGGCAGTTAACCAACTGCGTATGATTGAAGACTCTCTGGTAATCTATAGATTATCAAGAGCACCAGAACGTCGTATCTTTTATATTGATGTCGGTAACTTACCTAAGAATAAAGCGGAGCAATATCTTCGTGAAGTTATGGGTAGGTATCGTAACAAGTTAGTATATGATGCGAACACTGGGGAGATCAAGGACGATAAAAAGTTTATGTCTATGTTGGAAGACTTTTGGCTTCCAAGACGTGAAGGTGGAAGAGGAACTGAAATTACTACTCTACCTGGCGGACAAAACCTTGGAGAATTGGAAGACGTAAAATATTTCCAGAAGAAACTCTATAAAGCACTTAACGTACCTTCCTCTAGATTAGAAACTGAAACCACGTTTAACATCGGTCGTGCTGCAGAGATAACTAGAGACGAAGTAAAGTTTCAGAAATTTATTGCACGTTTGAGAAAAAGATTCTCCGAATTATTCGTTGATCTCCTCAAAACACAACTCATTCTAAAGGGTGTTTGCTCTATTGATGAATGGGAGGATATGAAAGAACATATCCAATTCGATTTTATTGCGGACAACTACTTCACTGAACTGAAGGAAATTGAAATCCGTAATGAGAGAATGAATCAAGTGAATGCAATGGATCCCTATGTCGGCAAGTACTTCTCTATTGAGTATATGCGTCGTCAAGTCCTAAAACAAAGTGAATCGGAGATTAAGGAAATTGACAAACAAATGGGTTCTGAGCGAGAAGCAGGTCTTATTGTTGATCCTGCAGCAGAAATGGATCCCTCTATGGATCCTAATGCAGTCCCACAAGGGGACAACATCTCTTCCCAAGAAGCACCTGCAGAAGTAGAAGCTGCGGATGCAAAGCGGGGAGAATTCTAAATAATAAATAACAATGTGAGGAAATCATTATGCCTAGCGAAATTGCTAAACAAATAGTTCAACAAATCTTCGGAGACGACAAAGCAAAAGCGGTTGACTCCGTGAATGATGCATTGTCTGCAACAGCATACGATGCAGTTCAAGCAAAGAAAGTTGAATTTGCTAAAGCAATGGGGTTTGACTTAGATGATACCGCACAGTCTGCTGCTGATGAAATAGAAGCAAAAACGACTGACGGTACGGATATTGAACCAGAGACTGTTGAAGTTGATGGTCGCAAACCTGAGGATCCACCACAGGATGAAGTTGTTGATACAGCACCTGCATCTATGGATCCACCAGAAGCAACTGCAGAACAACCACCAGAAGAGGAAACAAAAGATGAGACTGATAGCTGAAGAAATTACTGATGTCAAATTTCTCTCCGAAGAGAAAGAAGGCAAGAAAAATTACTTCATTGAAGGTATTTTCTTACAAGCGGAATTAAAAAACCGTAATAATAGAATGTATCCTTTGGGAACTTTGCAGAAAGAAGTCGCTAAATACGATGAGAACTACATTCAAAAAGGGCGTGCTCTTGGAGAATTAGGTCATCCTGATGGTCCTTCTATCAATCTTGACCGTGTTTCTCACAAGATAACTAACCTTAAACAAGAAGGTAATAACTTTATTGGTAAGGCAAAGTTACTTGAAACCCCTATGGGTAAAATCGCAAAAGACCTCTTAAGTGAGGGTGTCAAACTGGGAGTTTCCAGTCGTGGCATGGGTTCTATCCGAAAGGAAGAGAACTGTAGTGTCGTTATGGATGACTTTATGTTAGCAACTGCTGCTGATATAGTCGCTGATCCTTCCGCACCAGATGCATTTGTTGATGGAATCATGGAAGGTAAAGAGTGGGTTTGGGACAATGGCATACTAAAAGAGTCTGCTGTTGCCGAAATCAAGAAAGAAATAGATCAAGCAACCCTTTTAAATCTCCAAGAACGCAAAGTTTCCGCGTTTGAGGCGTTTTTAAAGAGTTTATGATTTATAAATAAATACAGACAACGCAAAAGCTAAACGGAGTTTAAACAAATGGCTGAGACCCTCGAAAAAGAGTTAGATAACATGGAAGAAGTGACCGAAGGCTCTGATCCTATCACTAAATCTGCAAAACCACCTATGCCTATGGATACATCTAAGGCAGGTAGTGCTAAGAAAGTGGTTGACGTAGAAGGACCTGTAGGTGCTTCAATAGAAGGTGCTAAAGGCACTAAGAACGCTGGTGCATCTGCATCCAGTGCAGTAAAGTATGAGGGAGATAAGTCTATTAAGACTAAACCTTCACTCGCATCCGCTAAAATGGAGGAGACTGACAATGGCGAAGAAGAAACAATCGCTGAAACCAAGTACGACTTTACTGAAGATGTTAACGCTCTTGTCGCTGGTGAAGAACTATCAGAAGAGTTCCGAGTAAAAGCTGCGACTATTTTTGAGGCTGCGGTAACCGCCAAAGTTAACAACGAAGTTAAAGCGTTGCAAGAAGGTTTTGAGGAGACCTTGACTGAAGAAGTCGAAAAAATCCAAACAGAATTGGCCGAGAAGGTTGATGACTACCTATCTTATGCTGCTGAATCATGGATGAAGGAAAATTCACTCCAGATTGAGCACGGAATTAAGACTGAGATGGCAGAATCATTCTTCAAAGGTCTAAAAGATCTTTTCTTAGAGCATAACTTTACTGTGCCCGAAGAGAAGTTTAACCTGCTAGATGGAATGGCAGGTGAGCTTGATGATATGGAATCTAAACTCAATGAGCAAATCGAATCTAATGTATCTTTAAACAAGAGAATTGGAGAGTTTGTAAAAATGGAAATCGTGAACGAAGTTGCTACTGGTCTTGCTGAAACCCAAAAGGAGAAGCTAACCAAACTTGCAGAGGGAGTTGAGTTTGAAACTGAAGAAGACTATCGTAAGAAAGTCGAAACGATTAAGGAATCATACTTTACTAAAAAGGCTGAGGTCGTTGCAGAAACTGCAAAGACTGAACCCACAGAAGAAAGTTCTGAACCCCTTGTCGAATCTACAACTGGCAGCACAATGTCGAAGTATGTTGATGCTATTGCTCGTTGGTCCAATTAATGAATTAAATTAACTACTACTTTTCAAAGTCAAATGACACTTAAAAATCTACAAGAGAAGTGGGCTCCCGTTTTGAATCACGAAGCTCTTCCAGAGATCGATGATGCACATAAGCGTGGTGTTGTCGCACAACTCTTAGAAAACCAAGAAAAAGCACAGATCGAAGAAGGAGCAATCCTTACTGAGACTCTCCAAACTGCTGGTACAGGCGGTTTTGGTACTGCTGCTACAGCAACAGGTCCTGTTGCAGGTTTCGACCCAGTATTGATTAGTCTAATCAGACGTTCAATGCCTCAACTAATTGCATATGATATCGCTGGCGTTCAGCCAATGACTGGTCCTACAGGACTTATCTTTGCAATGAGAACACAATACGGTACAGAAAGATCACCAGCTTCTAGCGATTACAGAGAAGCATTCTTTAATGAGCCTAACGCAGGTTTCTCTGGTGCTGATGGAAACCGTCTTGCAGACTACGATCCAACTGCATCCGATGCAACTAACGACGCTGAAGGTGCTAACCCAGGTCTTCTTAACGACTCTCCTGCTGGAACTTACGAACTAACAGGCGATGCAACTGGAGCAACAACTACAGAACTTGAAGCAATCGATGACAGTTCTGCTGCTACTGCTTTCAGAGAAATGGGTTTCTCAATCGAGAAAGTAACTGTTACTGCTAAAGCTAGAGCTTTAAAGGCAGAGTACAGTATTGAACTTGCTCAAGACTTGAAAGCAATTCACGGTCTTGATGCCGAGCAAGAGTTAAGCAACATTCTCTCAACAGAGATTCTTGCTGAAATTAACAGAGAAGTTGTTAGAACAATCTATGTTAACGCTGTTAAAGGTGCTCAAAACAATACTGCTACTGCAGGTATCTTCGACTTAGACGTAGACTCCAATGGTAGATGGTCTGTTGAGAAGTTCAAAGGACTTCTATTCCAGAT